GGTTATAGCAATTTTGCAATCCATCCCAAAAAATATCAATGGCGGGTTTGTCTTGAAACCTAGACATGTGCATGTTGCGACTGTCATAAAAAATCTGGTAGTCGTTCTTTATGTGGGGTGGCGCACCTTCGCCATTCTGCCGGTTAACCCCAATGCCGTTAGACTTAAAATGCCTAAACTCGTCAATGAGGTGGGCACATAGTCCTTCGGGTAATACGTCTGAATAGACGTTGATGTAATCTTGTGAGTCTACGTTCATCGGAAATTTGGTCCTGAAACCCAAGCGACAAGAGATTGGCGTAGCCCCTTAGTGACGGGCGTTACCTGATGTACAGCCCAAGACGGGAACACTACAACCAGCCCCTTCTGTTTATTTATGCTAATGGGTTTGTCCCCACCAACCATGATCTGAAGCTCCCCGCCCTCGTACTCTTCTGGGTCAGATAACTGCATGACGAGGGATAGCTTCCGACTGAGCATTCCACCAAAGTCTTGGTGCCACCCGTACATCCCTTCTTCTTCTGCCAGATAATTAGTTAGCTGAATAGCCTCCCCAAAAACTGTCAGGTCAAAACCATAGAACTGAGCGTTCAACGACGAGATCACATGAGATAATCTATCAAATACCCATTGTGATTCTGGGGCACATGCCATCCAGCCTACTTTGGAACGGCGAACATCGGGATTGGCCCCGCCGTTACCCTTTCCCCCGACCTTGGCTACTTGATCCCCCGCGCTTGTTATCTGCCGCAGGTAATTAAGTTCTGCTTCTGTAAAGGCGTTTTCCCACCATGCAAAAGGCTCTATCTTCCGTGAGTATGGGGTTACGACATGCTGCATGTTTAACCTTCTACGTAGGTAAGAATTTCCGCAGCCATCGCTGTTACTGCACTAGCAGAAAGGTCAACCGCGTCAGACGCTGTCTTCAGCCGACGGTTTTCAACTAGTAAACTCTGGGCTATGCGAATTGCTTCCATTTTACGATGCTTTGCACCTTCAACAGCCTGTGTAGTAATTTGTGCTGCTTGCTGCATGTCCATCTGTGCTTGTTGGTCTTCAGTAAGGGCCATGACTATCTCCTGTGTTTAATTAAGATACATTCTTCATTGGTATGGATACAAAAAAGGTTGTTCCACCGTCGGGACTAAAAAAGAACCATATATCTACTGCACTGGCAGTAGTGGTGCGAGCTATCGAGCCACCTGCGTATTTAAACGTAGCCCCTGCAAGTGTCACTGTGCGACTAGGAGTGGCGTCATTGGTAAGGATAAGGGTGAACGACGTACCGCGAGAGGCGACGCTGTTGGCTGCGGATAAGGTGAACGTACAGTTATCGGTAAGTGTTGCCGTGTACACAGTGCCGCTCGTACAAGCAATCGTCTGCGTTGTGCCTGTATTACCAATAGCCGTTACCTTGTCCGAAAACACGCCAGTCAAATAACTGGACGTTGCTAAAACTTCGCCAGTGCCTTTAGGCGTAAGGTTTATGCCAATGTTGGTATCGCTACCCGTAGCTGAAAGGACTGGGTTAGCAGCGGTGGCGGCGTTGGCTATCGTAAAGTTGTTTACCGCAGAACCTGTAGCGGTAATAGCAACTAGGGTGTTAGCGTTTGTGTCCTTGATCGACGTACCAATAGCAGGTGACGTCAGTGTTTTGTTGGTTAGCGTCTGAGTGCCAGTATTTGAGACGAGCACTGCGTTTGCATTTCCAATTGTGGTCCCACCCGGCAAGGTCAATACGTTGGTCGCCGCCTCCGAATGAGGCTGAGAAGCTACTACCTGCCCGTGGGAATTCACATGGCAGTTCAGTTGAAGTTGACCTACAACGGATACACCGTCACCCAACACTTCCAAGATTTGAGTTGCTGGGTCTACCCGAAGATTGCCAGAAGCAGTTGCTACTATGCCGCCTAAAACAGGCGCAGTCAGCGTCTTGTTGGTCAGAGTTTGAGTGCCGGTTAGGGTTACAAGAGTTGCTGATGCCGTTGGGGGTAACGGAACTTACGGGACATGTAAAGGTGCCGGGGGTGGTGGCGGGGCTGGTGCGGCAAAATATTTTAACCCCAGCCCGTTCTCGGGAGGCACCGGAGGTGCGGGTGGCGCACGGGGCCTTGATCCTACCAGCCCAGCGCCTAGCGGAAACCCCGGCGTTGTTGGAACCCCTGCTACATATAATGCCATACCTGTTTCTGGCGCATACCCTGTTACTGTTCCCGCTAATGGTCAAGTAGTTATTTCTTGGAATCCGCAATGAATAAAAAAGAGATACAGGCAAAGCTGGCTGACATTCATGCCCAGCAACAAATTAAATGCCATGAGGAGTCTCTCAACAGAGCAAGAAGTGTAACTGTGGGGACGGCGTTTGGCGGGATAGTCGAACTTACCATGCGCGGCCAAGGGTCTGCATTTACCTACGCAATACTGCAACCTGTAGAAGTTGTTGAGCTGATTCATCAATTAGCCGCTAATATAGGATGCCATTTAAATTTACAGCCGCGTGGTGATTTTGCCAGTTGGCGGGATTGGAACCATACTGAGGATGAACTAACTCAGTTTCGTGGGCTACAATCACTGCCGGGTGTGGGGCATCCACCACATGCAAAATGGTTAGTCCCTGATGCACAGGTAGGTTTAAATGAAGTAGGGCCGGGAAATCAATCTACGCCGCAACCTAAATTGGAAGCGAAAGGAGGAGAACCAATATGATGTGGCAATTAAAAAAGCTATCAACAAACGAAACCCTAAACAACCCCCAACCGCTTCCTGAGAACTGGGGGCCTATCTTCGGTCTTGCGGGAATCCAAGAGCGTCTTGGTGACTTGACGTGGCTAGGGGATAACTTTGCTGACATGGGCTGGGTGCAAGTGGAAGGAAGTCTACCCGTTGAAGCGGGCAGGACAACTCCTGCTGAAGCTGCGTGGGCTACAGCTAAACAACTCCTGCGCGAATCTGATTGGTCTATGTTGCCCGATGTGTCAATGACCGTGGGGGATAAGCAAGCGTGGATTAAATACCGTATGGATTTGCGTAATATACGCAGTTCAACGGGGTTCCCTGATGCTGTTTCTTTCCCGGCAAAGCCAAACTAATGATCTACATTAAAAACCTAGATACCGTGTTTATACGCCCCCCTAAGACGGGGTCAACTACTCTGGCCCTATACGTCGCAGACTCTGGCCTGTTGAATAAAAAACATGATTTTAGGGAGTGGGAGCTTGGTCAAGCGATGTGGATGGACGACGGCTCTGTGGATATGTCTAACTACTACAGTACGCCTGAAGTATACCCAGAACCTAATACAGCGGTATTGTTACCTACGGTAAAAAAAGTACCTCGTAACAATCCGCCGCGACCATTACTTCACGGCTCTTATGCTGAGGGGGTAGGGGCGGGTAAATACACTAATTCGGCCAAATGTGTTGCAACAGTACGCCACCCGATAGACCGTCTTATGTCTGTAATCCATTTACCTTCTTCATCCAACTGCCCTTTGTTTTGTCCGACGAAAGATGATTTAAACGGGTATATGGCTGAACGACTGGATGGGCATGAACCCCCTTTGTTATTCCGAGACCAACACAAGTCTTACAACGATACCCCCACGCTCTGGAACACCGAGAATATCCACGAACACGCTACGGCGTATTTCGCTACGAATGGGGGCGTGATCCGGCAACGATGGCATGCACGAAGAAACGCAAGAAGACCTCCCGGCATTGCTGACCAACTGACTAGCGAAATAAAGCAGAAAATACTTACCCGGTACGAGAAGGACTTTCTGCTGTGGGAAAAAGCTTACGCGGTGTACAACTGACTATGGAAGCTTTCCACTATTTCCCGTCCTCCGTGTATTTAGTACAGAAACCAGAGTTTCTGGAAGTAGTAAACGAGGTCTCTGAGGAAGCACTAAGCAAGATCACTCACGACGTGCATGAGATTTATCCGATGCACAACACCGACAATTATGTGGGTGACCCTCGGCTAGAAGGATTTTGTACGTACCTTTGGCAAAGCGGTTGGGATATTTTGCAGAGTCAGGGTTACGACATGACCAACGTAAGTGTCATGGTGGATGCAGTATGGACGCAGGAGCACCACAAGCATTCGCTGATGGAGCAGCACGTACACGGATTCGGGACGCAGTTAGTCGGGTTCTACTTTCTTGAGACCCCAGAGAATTGCTCCCGTGCCATGTTCCACGATCCACGCGGCGGCAAGGTGCAGATCAATCTACCAGAGGCCGACATGAGCGTAGCTACACCGGCAAGCAACACGATAAACTTTGCACCAGAGCCGGGTATGATGCTGATTAGTAACGCTTGGCTACCGCATTCGTTTGGCAGGCACGGTTCAGACCAACCGATTAAGTTTGTGCATTTCAACCTGAGTGTACGGTACAACCAAACGTGTGCAGCTCCAGCGGCTGAAGTGATTTGAAGTATTCCATCCGGTTTAATAAAAGCCGAGGTCAGGCGGGTCGAGGCACAATGGATCACGTCTGGCGAGTGTTTGAAGGGGAGAAAGAGTACCTTGTAAAACACTTCCGGCTTGAAGTACCCTCGTTCAGTGAACAGGACGGGCAGGATTGGAATGTGACTTGCTATGGAAAACTCACGCTAGACCGAGAAACCTCGACCGCAGTAATCAGTGAGGTTTAGAATGAAAATTCTTGTGATGGGACTGCCCAACGCCGGTAAGACCACACTGGCGACAGCATTAGCTTATAAGCTACAGTGCCCGCACTTTAACGCCGACGACATCCGTGAGAACATCAACAAGGACTTGGGTTTTAGCTTTGAGGACAGGATCGAGCAAGCCCGCAGGATGGGGCACCTGTGTGACATAGCCGGTAAGTATGGGCACGTTATTGCGGATTTTGTTTGCCCCACGCCTGAGACTAGAGAAGCCTTTAATGCTGACTTTGTAGTGTGGGTAGATCGCATCAAAGCAGGGCGCTTTGAGGATACCAATAGGCTCTTTGTCCCGCCTGAGCAGTACGATGTGCGAGTGACGGCAGAGTGCGATTACCCTACGTACTACGTGGATTTAATTACCAAGCTAGTTGAGGACTCACGATGCTCATCGACGAAACAGCATTACGCCAGATAATCCGAGAAGAGATGAAGTCTGTCCTCAAAGAGGTTGGCCTCCACGACGATGACGCTGGCAACGATGTACGCGACCTGCGTAGTCTGATTACCGATTGGCGTGGCATGAAGAAGGTTGTCTGGCAGACCGTTGCCCGTGCAGGGACGATGGTCGTGCTCGGTTTGCTGATGCTTGGTGCGTGGGCAAAACTTGGCGGCGGGGGCGGCGGTGATTGATCCTGTTTCCGCCTTTGCAATTGCCACAGGTGCCTACAATGCGATCAAGCGTGGCATTGAGATGGGCCGTGAGCTTGAAGACATGGGGGGCCAGCTGGGAAGCTGGTTTGGTGCTGTTGCGGACGTAAAGGCAGCCGAGGAAGAAGCCAAGAACCCCCCGTTATTCAAGAAGCTGCTGTACAAAGGCTCGGTCGAGCAAGAAGCGATGCAGAACCTGATGCGCCGTAAAAAGATTGAGCAGCAAGAGAAAGAGCTGCGCGAGCTGATCGTCTACCGTTACGGCGTTGATGCGTACAAAGACATGATCCGGGATCGAATGAAGATCAAGGAAACTCGTACCGCGACTGAAGCGACACAGCGGCGCAAGATGCGAAACTTCATTATGAACAGCGCAACGATTGCGGCTATCGCAGGTCTGACCGGAACGCTCGTCGCGTTTGTTGTCGGCATATTTAAAAACTTGAGGTAACAAACAATGATGGCATTAATATCTACACTGCTGGGCTTTGCCTCTGGCGGTCTGCCGAAGGTGCTGGATTTCGTCCAAGACCGGGGTGACAAGAAGCACGAACTGGCGCTGATGGCTGCTAATCGTGAGCGCGAGATCGCACTTGCTAAGGAGGGCTTTGTTGCCCAAGCCAGAGTTGAAGAGATCAAAACAGAACAGATTGAGATGCAGACACAGGCGCAGGAAAAGCTGGCGATGTGGAAACACGACATGAAGATTGGTGAAGGTGCGTCTACGTGGGCGATTAACTTGCGAGTCTCTGTCAGGCCCATCGTGACGTACATTTTTGTTTTGCTATTAGTCGTCGTGGATATTGCGGGCATCTGGTATGCCTACAGCACTGGCGTGGCTTTTGCTGACGCGATGAACATGGTGTTCAGTGATGATGAGATGAGTATCCTTGCAGCTATTATTGCGTTCCACTTCGGCGGAAGAGCGTTTAATAAGTGAAGATATCCGAGGCTGGCATTCAGCTTATTAAGTCTTTCGAGGGCTGTCACAACCAGCCCTATAAATGCCCCGCACTGCTTTACACCGTCGGTTACGGCCACGTGCTGTACCCTGAGCAGGCGCGGTTAAAGACGCCTGAGAGATCAGCGTACTCGCTGCGGACTGAACACAATCGGGTGTTTGCCAATGACGAAATTGATACGTTACTTGAACAAGATTTACAGAGGTTTGAGAATGGAGTATCCCGACTATGTCCTGCTAGTGCTGATAGTCAGCCTCAGTTTGACGCGCTTGTCAGCTTTAGTTTCAACGTGGGATTAGGCAACCTGCAATCCTCAACGCTCCGAATGAAGTATAATCGCGGTGACTACGATGGCGCAGCAAACGAGTTCCTAAAGTGGAACAAGTCCAGCGGTAAAGTCCTGCAAGGTCTTGTGCGTCGCAGAGAAGCTGAAAGAGTGCTATTCTTGTCCGGCGGTTAAGTACCCACTTGTTGAGGTTGCCACACCATGTTGAAGAAAATACAATTCAAAGCCGGTGTCAACCGAGAAAACACGCGGTACTCAGCCGAAGGCACGTGGTATGACATCAATAAGGTCAGGTTTCGCTTTGGCTTGCCCCAGAAGATAGGCGGTTGGGAGCGGGTATCCTCGTCTACGTACCTCGGTATAGCGCGGTCCCTAACTAACTGGAGCACGCTGTCTGGGCAGAACCTCGTGTCCGTGGGCACAAACCTCAAGTACTACATTGAGCGGGGCGGCTCTTACTTTGACGTAACGCCGATTCGGTTGACTACCGCTGCCGGAGACGCGACCTTCGCTGCGACTAACGGCTCTGCTATTTTGACAGTTACTGAGACAGCTCATGGTGCGCAGCAGGGCGATTACGTTACGTTCTCTGGCGCCGTAAGTCTGGGCGGTAACATTACAGCGGCGGTAATAAACAAAGAGTACACCGTCGCCACGGTCCTAACTGCCAACACTTACAGGATTGTAGCCACAGCAACAGCTAATGCGTCTGACGTAGGTAACGGCGGATCGGCAACGGTAGCGGCTTATCAGATACCAGTAGGCAACGCGATTGAAGTGCCGTTTGCCGGGTGGGGTGCTGGGCGATGGGGTTTTGGTGAGTGGGGAATTGGTGAAACAACACTTGCTCCGATGCGGTTGTGGAGCCAGAACAACTTTGGTGAAGACTTGTTCTTCACTTACCGTGGCGGCCAACCGTATTATTGGGAAGCGGATAACGGCGTTAACACTCGTGCTGTTTTTGTGTCCACTTTGAGTGGCGCATCTGGCGTTCCCACGGTAGTAAATATCGCTTACGTCTCGGACATCTTTCGGTTTGCGTTTTGTTTTGGCTCTAACGAACTTGGTGACCCAGACCTTGACCCAATGTTGATCCGTTGGTCAGACCAAGAAGACGTAGCGAACTGGACGCCCTCCTCTACTAACCAAGCGGGGAGCCTGCGCGTATCCAGAGGCACCGAGATCATTACTATTAGACAAGCACGACAAGAAATTCTGGTGTTTACGGACGCTGCGCTTTACGGTCTGCAGTACTTGGGCGCTCCTGAAGTGTGGGGGGCGCAGTTGCTTGGTGATAACATCACAGTCATAAGCCCTAACGCGACAATCTACGCAAACAACGTCGCCTACTGGATGGGGAAAGACAAGTTTTACTACTACGACGGTACGGTCAAGACACTGCCCTGTTCAGTACGTAGCTACGTGTTCAACGACATTAACCCAGATCAGTTTGACCAAGTTGTCTGTGGCACGATAGAGCAGTTTGATGAGGTGTGGTGGTTCTACCCGTCTGCCGATGCTACTCAAAACGACCTGTACGTGGTCTACAACTATGTAGAAAGTATTTGGTACTACGGCAGCCTTAGCCGCTCGGCGTGGCTGGATTCAGACCTTCGCAACTACCCGGTAGCGGCCACGTTTAGCAATAACTTGGTATACCACGAGAACGGTGTTGACTCTAACGAGTCGGGCACCGCCGTTGCAATTACTGCGACAATTACTTCTGGTGAGTTTTCGTTGGACGAAGGCGACAAGTTTATGATGATAAACCGTATCCTGCCCGACATGACGTTTGTGGGTTCAACCGCCGGTTCGCCTTCGGCTACCATGACACTGCTCCCGTTGGAGAACTCAGGTTCTGGGTACAACAACCCGCTCTCTGCTGGGGGCAATAGTTCAAGCGCGGTTGTGCGCTCTGCCTCGGTGCCGATTGAAGAGTTTACGGGACAGGCTTTTGTTCGTATCAGGGGCCGACAGATTGCGGTGAAGATTGAGTCAACCGGGCTTGGCGTCACGTGGAAGTTGGGCATTCCAAGAATAGACCTGCGACCTGATGGCAGGAGAGGCTGATGGCCGGTAATTCCTCAGTTGAAAAACTGCAGCCCCCCGCATTGCCCGTCCCCGCTGAGAGCTCGGTGCGGGGATACCTTAGCGACTTGAATAACATCTTGCGTCTATTTTTTAATCGGGCCTCCAACAACATCAACTTGGTAACGGGGGCCGACGGTGGCCGGTTTATTGACAGCCCCAACGGGTTTTTCTTTGATAACGCCGATCAAGCCATTGCAATAATCAACACCGCCCAGCCGGTGCGGTTCAACCAGACTTACCTGAACAACGCTGTGACCATTGACTCGGCCACTAGGCTAAAGCTAACGGCAACATACTCTGGGGTCTATAACGTGCAGTTTACCGGACAGGCGCGCAGCGCTACCGGGGGCGCCAAAGTTTTGTTGGTCTGGCTGAATCTAAACGGCACGAATGTTGGGTACTCTACAAGGGAGTACACGGTGGTTGGTTCTGGGGTGGCGTTAGCGCTTTCTTGGAACTTTAATATCGTTATACTGGCGGGCCAGTACATTCAAATAATGCTGGCTGCCGATAGCGTTGACGTAAGACTTGACGCAGTAGCCGCGACATCACCACACCCCGGGATTGCGTCAGCGGCAGTAGCCGTGACCTTTGTGTCTATTCTGCCTGATCCCGTGCCCACTACGCCTTGAGGTGAGATATGTCAGACCCGATTAACATTGACGGTATTAACTCTGTAGGGCCACTTAAAACGGGCTACGTGGGGTATCGGGATTCTTTTCCTGATATGTCAGCATTTGGAACCGAATATGACCAAGACCGCATGTCTTTACCGTTTGACTCGAGCGGGTCGTTTCAGTCCGACCAAGACATATTTAACATATTGGCTTCGGCTTACCCGAGCGAGTCTGCAGAACAAATTGCTAACCGGCTGGGTTCTCTAACTGCTAACACCGCTATGGCTAGACAGTTTGGTGGGGCTGCCCCGGACCCGTACACTCAGTTTCTGCAGGCGCCCCCCTCCGGGGTCTTGCCGGTGATGGGTGTGACAACTACACCCTCGACCGCTCAAACCAACGACGGCATCTTGAATGACCTCCTTACCGGTGCAAAAACCGCAACAAAAGCCGTTGCCGGAGTGATAGACAGCGGGTTGCAAATACTTGGCGATATCTTTGGCATGGGAGACCCCAGCCTTGTTGTGTTGAACCCCACGAACCCAAACGCTACGGTTGTTTACGGCACGCCCACTGGGGGTGCAGCTCCCACGATAATCGGCACCATGCCTAAAAGCGGAGCCCCTGTGGGGGTAATGACCGGCATCCCTGTGGTGGACGAAATTCTTGCTGGCATTTTCAATCAACGCGGTCAGGGCGGTAAGAGCACCGAAGAAATTATTAAAGATATACTGTTGGGCAAAATTGGGGAAGCAACAGGGTACCCAATAGCGGGCGTCGCAGGAGCGATAGAAGGCGGACTGAAGGGCGATTTTAATAAAGTCGTCGAAGGTATAAACAAAGTGGTGATCAACCTAGACACAGAAATTAAAAAGGGAGACGACGCCTTCTCAATGGTCGCGGGCGAAGCGGGTACGTTTAATCCTAATGACATCGGCCCTATAAATACTAAGCCTCCGGTATCTACGGTACCTACGATAACTACGAAGAAAGACGACGCCTTCTCAATGGTCGCGGGTGAGGCGGGTACGTTTAATCCTAATGACATCGGCCCTATAAATACTAAGCCTACGACAACTACCGTCGTTACTACTGAGCCTACGACAACTACCGTCGTTACTACTGACCCTCCGGTTACTACTAAACCTACGACAACTACCGTCGTTACTACTGACCCTCCGGTTACTACTAAACCTACGACAACTACCGTCGTTACTACTGACCCTACGGTTACTACTAAACCTACGACAACTACCGTCGTTACTA